TCAGAATGTAAATGCGGCTATGGCCTTGAACTTCTCATAAACTTTCTTCGCAGCCTCTTTCTCTTCCTTGCTTTCCGGCTTCAGATGAGCCATTTTCTCTGCAAAGCGTTTAGCGTCCTTACCGGTAACTACCGGTGTTTCTTTAATAGGTCGAGCCATAATCTTTAGTTTTAATTCACCACAAAGGTACGGATAATATTGCTGAAAATCAAATTGTATGATATGTTTCTTTGATAATGAGGTTTTCATCCAACTATTTAGTTTCATAGAATAAATAAGAATTCCGGTTTTTACGGCACAAAACTGGAACTTTCGATAGAAAAAGGCTTCACCCTGTCCTCCCGACAGAATGAAGCCGGTTGTTTAACCCAAAGGGAACTTCCTGCTTCACAGCGGTAGGAAATATCCCTGAACGATGCAAATCCAAGATGCATTATCCACAATCATCTGAGAGTTCTTTATCTTCTGTTTTTTCCTCCCTGCCGTTTTCATCCGGTTCTTTGGGCATCGGATAGGTTTCCGACAATTTGTCCTTCCGTGCCTGACGCTTGATTTCGTTCTCATCGAAATTGTTGCGGATGAACTCGTGCAGGTCTGATTCCTTGTAATAGGTCTTGTGGTATATCGAATGGAACTTCAACGCCCCGTTGTTCCTGTATCGCTGGAGCGTGCGCTTGCTGATGCGCAGCAGTTGGCACACCTCCTGATTGTCGTACAGCCGTTCCCCGTTCAGGTAGTTCAGGTGCTTCTGCCGGTTCTCCGCCTTGTCCAGCTTGCGCGATATGCGGTACAATTCGCCCATGATGCGCTCCATCCACGCTTCAAATTCTGTCTTGTCTACTAACATGGCCGTTCCTCCTATGTTTTTACACCTCGCCCAGCATGTAGCTGTTCGGTGTGTCGGGTGATTTCACAATGATTTCCTTCTCCCGCATAAAGCGGATGTAGCTCTTGGCCGTGCGTTCCTTCACGTCGAACGCCGCCTGAAGTTCTTCCGACAGCTCCATGTAACCGATGAAGCGTTTCCGGCTGAACAGTTCGCGCGCCACCGCCACGAGTTCCTCCTCCTTGCGCCTGTCCTTTTCCTCTTTCGGCTTCTCGCCCAGATAGGCGTGCATCGCCTTGCCTTTGTCCCATGCGAACTGCATGAGCGGCACATCCAGCGGGCTGCCGTCACGCACTTTCAGGGCTTTCACCACCGACACGGCAGGATTGCTGTCCTTTTCGATGGAGAGGATGGCGGCAGCCTTGCGTTGCAGCTCACTGCCAAGATGCCCCCGCAGCTTCAGCCCGTTGGGGATGAAGTGCAGCACCGTGACGATGCACGTGTTGTAGATGCCCGCCAGCCGGTAGAGTTCCTCCACGACGGCAATGCTCTCCGCCTCGTCATTGGCGCAGCGTATCAGGTCGGCGATGCCGTCAATCACCACCAGATGGATACCTCCGTACTGGTAATGAAACCTGTCCATGCTGAGCACGATGGACTTCAGCCGCTCCTTGCGGCTCATCCCCGTCAGGCAATATGCCTTGAACCACTCCGGCATCGTGTCGCGCCCGCAGCGGCGCAGCAGGGTGCTTACGTTCTTGTATAGCTGCACCTCGCTCTGTTCGGTATCGTAGAACAGCACCGCCTTTCCTTTCGGATTCCCTTCGATGGAAATGCCCAGCGTGTCGATGCCTTCCGCGTTTTCCGGTTTCACAGCCCCGGCAATCAGGGCTGCCACATAGTTGCTTTTCCCCGTACCTTCCCCGCCGGTGATGCAGAGCAGGTTCCCTTGTGTTCCGAGCGGCACGCCGTTCACCGATACTATCATCTGTGCCACAGGTGGCGGGTTGTTGAAATCCAACTCGCATGATTTTAATGCTGACATATCTTCCTTGTATAATGAATCCAAATGGTTTAAGAACAGTTTCAATAAATCATCATGCGTATGTCCCAACGCAAAATAGTCCGTTACATCCTTTTCTTCTTTTGTCCCTGCCAGCGGCAGCAACAGGCGTTTCAGCGAAAACGCTTTCAGTTCTTCCACCCGTTTGGCTGAAACCTCCAGCCCGGTCTTGTCCACATCGTACAGCAGGACAATGTGCTTGAACCGGTAAGAGAGCAGCATCAGCACAGATGCGGGGATGAGCGTCGTTTCCGAATTGAAGCAGATGGCGTGGAACCCGTTCGCCGCAAGACTCATCACGTCTTTTTCCCCGCCGGTAATGAACAGCAGGTCGCCTTTGGAGGGCAGTTGGTCAAGCCCGAAACAGTAATTGTCGCCCAAATCGCCGGCATAGAAAAAACGCATCTCCGAGCGCGGGCGGTATATCTTGATGTATTTGTCGCCTGCGTAACCATACATCGGTTCTTGTGCTGTCGCCGCAAGGGTATAAGGCCGCCCCTCTTGGGTGGCGGAGGTAAACGAGTGTAGCGGTTGTACATTATATTTATGTAATATGCCTTCCGTAATGCCCGACTTCCCCCAAAAGGAAAGGTCTGCTTCGTTGAACGCTCTTGCCACAAGGCTGTACGGGCGTATGTTCTTTTCCTTCTGCCCGGCGGTGGCGGGACGCACGGTGGGAATGGCAGCGACACCGGTGCCGGCTTCATGCCCGTCATCCAGCCCCAAATGCAGGTCATGGTCGATGATTCGCATGATTTCAACGAAGTCCTTCGCGTTCCTGCAACTCAGCCCCGTCATTGTCCCTACCAACTCGAAGCAGTCCCCGGAATATTCCTCGTTGCCGAAATCCTTCATCTTATACACCGAATGTCGCCGGTCATAATATACGTTGCACGATGCCTTCGTATCCTTATACAAAGGATTCAGGAACTTCTTCCCGATGCGGAACTGCACCGGCAGGTAATGTCTGAACACCGAAAGCCCCCTGTCCGTTGCCTGTAAAATATCCTCCTTATTCATTGCCTGTATCCTTTGTCACGTCCAACAACCGGTTCTTCTTGTAAACGTCTATCAGGTGCGGTTCGCACGTGATAACCTTTTCCCGTACCTTTTTCTCTATTTCCGAGAGCTTGTACAGGCACTTGCGGCGGAACACCGAATATTCCACCAGTCCGTCGCTCCTTAACCGTTGCAGGGTGCGCGTGCTGATATGGAGCATATCGGCCACTTCCTGACTGTCCAGCCATACATCGTCGTCAAAGTCGCAATCCTGCAACTTGTGCTCGTTCTTGGTGATGAACTCAGCGATTTTCGCTATCTGCCCCATCATCTTTTGATAGGCGGCACTTTCCATTACGATAACTTCTGTCATAATCCTAATTATTGAAATGTTTGCCGCAAAGTTCCCGATAAGCCAAAATCCGCATGGTATACTATACGTGTACTACACCATAATTTTTTTTGTTCCTGCATTTTTTTCGGGAAAATGTAAGGTCGGACCGTTTTGGTCAGGACTAAGGTTAATAGGTTCAAAATTAGTTCAGTGCAAGGTGCAAGCCTATTTATATATATAGGCTCGCACCTTGCACTTGAAAAAATGGCTGAAAAAAATATTGTCAAGGTCTTGCATGTTTCAAAAATGTGTAGTACTTTTGCACCCGCAATCGAGAGGTGACACGGTGGTGTCATAAGCTACGAAACTTGACAAGATGAAATCGTAACCAAGTCGTAACCATCAAAATTTAGGTTACACATAAGTTACTGATTAAAAAGATATTAAAAGAGGTAGGTGCGATTACCGTACGCACCGCAATAAACATTGAAAATCAATGTTTTACAGAACAAACACCCGACTTTACACCCAAGAATGTAAAGTCGGGTGTTTTTTTGTATTATTTAATTTATCATCTTTGTGGTAGAGGATAAAAATAAAGCAAACGAAAAGAACAACCAAGTTTTCTTCATTTGCTTTATATGATATGCAGGCTTATCTGCTTAATATATCATTATCAATTCAGGATGTATTCAGGAATGGATGCTGTTGCAAATGCTCCTATTATTTCATAGTCTGTTTCGGGAACGGTCAGTATCATGGTGTAGTCTCTTGGGGGAACGCTTTTTGTCGTGGCATTGCTGATAAGTTCCACCCAATCCACATCCAAATAGCTTTTGATAATTTCCAGTACTGCTTGAGAATCACTAAACGATAGGGCGAAGTCGTGGATTTCCATTGGAGCATTTTGTGCAAAGTTTCCGGATGAATCGGCTGAATAACTCAGACGCAAATAAGAAACTGTTTCCTCTCCATTCTGCTTGACAAAGAACTCATAAGTGCCTTCGGCAAGTGGTGTATTATTCAATTGGTGCTGCATATTGTCCATTGTAAAAAAATAGCAATCCCGCGCTTTATTGTTAACCAGATAGAGCATAAGGTTTGAAGTCAGCGTGGGATGATTGCTTTCAGCAATGCCGTATGCAATGTAGCAGTCTGTGACTTTCACTTCGACTGTTTCCTTGTCGCCTGTCACATTGTCCGTCAGAGTAAGCGTAGTAGTTCCTTTCTGTTTGCCTTGCAAGGCAACATAGGTACTTCCTCCTTCATTCTGAACCTTGTTGGCTTCTACTATCGTTTCGTCCGCTACGGACAGGCTGATGTCGCCGCTTCCATTGGTAATGGGAATCTCAGTGATGCCGCGCCACAATCTTACTTCATAATAGGTCTTTTCAAGGCTGAACGGGGACATTGGTTCATTTTCATTATTGTCATCGTTACATGCAGAGATAAATAGACTGATGATAATAAAAAAGGGAGCGATAAGTTTATTCATCATGACTATGTGTTATTGTTTTTTTATGGTAAATTCCACCTTTTGAAGTCCCTTTTTATAAACATTGGCAAGGATGAGTGCGTAACGAACTTCTTCGCCGGACTGCATGGATTGTGTAATGTGGGTAAACTCATCTTCGGGTACAACATCTTTGAACATCGGACCGTGTGATTCGTTGCGTACCAAACGAATTTCATCTGTAAACGGAGACAGAACAAACGAATAAATAGCCATGTAAGGCACGGACTCAAATTTCACCCAATTCGGGTCTTCTTTGTCAAGGACATCTTCCAGCCATATACGCGCTGAACTGTAGGATGGCAGCATTGAATCATACCCATCGTCATAGACTATTTTACCATTCTCATCAACAATATACCCTTTGCTGATGGCATATTTCTCAAAAGGACACAAATCTTGATATTCAATATCTTCTTCGGATGTTATCTCCTCATCGACCGGAATTTCCGGTTCTGTCACAAGTCTGTCTTGGAGAATACGGATAAGCGAATACGTACGGTCGGAACCATCCGCAGGTGGATTGGCGAGAATTGTCCGCTTTACCGATAGATAGTATTCGTGTCCTTTTATGTAAGTAAAGCCCTCAATGCTGTTGAATCCGAGAGGTTGCCATTCTTCGGAATCACCTTCCGTCTTGACGAGCATGCACTCTATGGGATTCTCCTTTTTGTCGTCGCCCCATGCATACATTACGCCTGTTTCTGCTGAAACCAGCATTCTAATCTCTTTGACTGAATCTTGGGGCTCATCATCACTGCAAGCTGATAACAGAAAAACTGTGATGAACAGAAATGAAGTGATAAGTTTATTCATATTCTGACTGTTATGTTCTTGATTGACCCTGTCAAGATGTTAAGTTAATAATAGCAGAAAACGTGAGCCAACTATGCTACGTCTTAACTTGAAGGTCGTAGGAAACCATAGATGCAGATGTAACAATAGCAGCCCACGCTATAGCGTGAGAACCACTATGCTATCCTTGCATCTAATTTGAAAATTTCCTACGTTTTCAAGTACAAGATAAGCATAACGCTTCTTCTTTTTCTCTTATGTCTTGGAAAGAGTTGCCTCAATCCGTTTGCAAAAATACAGAATTTTATTGAAATCCAATCAAGTACCATCGAATTACATCCTAAATCCTCTACTTTTTCTTGGCTCTTCTGCTGATTTACGTAAACTATGCCGTAATTTATCAAACTGTTCTTTGAACCATTCGCCAATCGGTTGTCTGTTTATGGTCAGTACCAGTTTGCTGTCATCTGTCGGATTCTTTTCTACTTTGAAAATATCATTCCTGATGTCAAACTTCCGCCTGTGTTCTTCGGAATAAATCCTGCCGTTGCATCTGATAGCTTCTTTCTTTGTCAGAAGGCTCTCTATCATTTCTTTGGTGAAGCCGATGGCAGCGCACAACTTTTCCATTCTCAGCATCTCCCTGAGCATCGGAAACCACTTGAAAGCCTTTTCAAGCAGGATATTCAGCCGTGATATTTCCTTGTCTCTGGCTTCAAGTTCCCGATTATGTATTCCTTGAAGATTGCGTATCTGCTTGCCATGCTGCTCTTGCATGAGTTGCATTTGGGCTTTCAAGTCATCAATGCCCTTGTCCCGTTTGGCAATTTCCTGACGCAATTCTTCATTGGATTGTTCCAGTTTCTTCATTTTCCCGCTGCCGAAGAGAGAACCCACTCCGCTTGCTATAACCGTAGCGGCATCGGTGGCTGCACTTTTGAGCTTGTCCGTGCGTATCTCCGATTTCACCTGTCTGAGTTCCTGTTCGGCAAGATTCACCTGTTGCTCCTTATGCCGCTTTACGGCTTCTATGCGTTGCAGTTCGGCTTTCTGCTTCTCAATGATGAAATCGTTCCGTTCCAGATGTTCTTTGCCTGTTACGGCTTTTGACTTACCACGCTCCATCAGAAGGATGTCGGATGCCAAGGTCTGCATCTGCATCATGTCATCGTCATTGAGCTTGCGGCTCTTGCCTGTATCGTGGTTCATCCAGTCGAATACGATATGCGCATGGTAATTCGGCTTGAACCACCTTTCGCCTACCTTGAAACTCTCCCTGTCCTCCGGGTCAGGCTGTCCGTTCAGCCAATGCCCTTCGTCCTTGTGCAGGAAGATTTGGAGCGGTGTGATGCCCCAGCGTCTTTGGCACTCCTCGCCAAACTTATGCACATCTGCCAGTGTGGTGTCAGGTCTGATGAGCAACACTCCCTCACGTATGGGTGAACATCCTGCCACTTTGATAATCTTGCCGTTCTTGCCTTTGCGCTCACGTTCTTTTTCCTGCATGGCACGACCTGTCTTTTCCTTGACCATCCGTTTGATGTCCTCATAGTGCGCCTGCAATTCGGGACTACCGAAGTCCGGGTTTATCCACTGCTCGTTATTTGCAGAGAGTTCGGATACCACATATACTTTGGATTTTCCGATGTTGCGCATATACTCGGCAGTTCTCCGGTTATGAGCCTCGCTTGATGCCACGTTGCAAGGCTTGATATGTATGCTTGATTTTGTTGCCATTTTTTAATTCTGATTGGGTTGTTTACTAAATCTGTTTGTTGCTTTCCACTCATATCCGCAAGAGGTTCTTAGGGGTGCAACCCATGAGCGGAGTTTCCAAAGAGAGGGTCACTCTTTGGTCGGGTTGCATAGGGCTGAAAGCCCTTGCCGGGTTCTTAGGGCAGCGTCCTAAGCCCCTCGGGAGAGCCCACAACTACGCAAGCGGAGCGTGTAGTTATAGTGGGCTATAACCGGAAGCCTTTCGGTTTCTTGGATAGCGTATCATTCTTCTTTCTGACGGACTGTATTTGTTCCTTTCTATCCGCCATGCGCTTCTGCAAATACTCGTTCAGGTCTTTGCATCCGCAGTAGATTTGTGAAGCGTCCCGTATATGCCGTGTGCTTTCATATTCCTTGCGGATTTGCTGAAGGACTTCCATTCCTGCACGGTCATTGTCAAAAAAACAGTGGATTCGCTCATAGCTTCCCAACGGATAAAGTGCTTTGGAAACATTGGCAACAGAGTTCAGAACCATGTAGTCCTGCCTGTCGAAATCAGGGTATTGCGGACAGCTTTCGAGCCGCAGGGTCAGAAATGAGAGGTAGTCCATAAATCCCTCGAAAACGAAACACGCGTTTCTTGGCTCTCCCGATTGCCTGATATGGGATATTTCTTTCGGTGCAATGCAGCCCTTGAAATATCGGTTTCGGATTTCATAGCCGCCCGACATGTTGGGAAACGCAATGGCGAAGTACCGTTTGCCGTTGTGCGTAAACCGCGCTTCCTTACATTCTTTTTTCGCCAGTGCCGGATTTATCCCCCTTTCCTGCAAGTAAGCGAGCAAGGCAGGAGAAGAAAGCGGCACGATTTCCAACTGTTGGAAACTCGGCTCTGTAAATGACTGCTTGCGAAAAGAGAAAGAAACGGGGTGCACGTGCGGTGCTTGTTCCTCTATGCGTTTCAAAAGGTACGGCACGCTGTCCGTTGCATAGAGGTGCGAAGCCAGCGCAATGATGTTGCCGCCCTTGCCGAGCGCAAAATCATACCATTGGTTCCGCTCGGTGTTCACCTTGAACGAGGCTTCGGTTTCTTCCCTGAACGGTGATTTGTACCAAAGATTGATGCCCTGCCGCTTCACCGGGCTATATCCCAAGCTGTGAAGGTATTCTTCCAGCCTGATTTGTTTTGCTGTCTGTATGTCCATAAATGATTGTCTTTATCGGTTATTGTTTGTTTTTCTTTTCGCCAGTATCTGTTTATAGGTTACTGGCTGTATAACCACTTCACTTTATTGTCGTATATATAGGATACGGCTTAAAGTGAAGCGGTTTGATGCGCTCCTGCAACCACTTCGCTTTATCCTAATATATAGACCCGGAGAATAAAGTGAAGTGATTGCAGGAAGCGTGTCAATAGTGGAAATCCGGTTCGTATCTGTACTTCCTGCCATTTTCCTGCACTATCATCCGCTTGTTCTTCAACACTGTGATGAGTTTAACCAGCTTGTTGTCGCTTAACGGAACACCCACCAAGGCATACGACTCTTTCAATGCTTTGCTCAGTTCCTTATATCCGTATTCGTCCTGCAACGAAAATGCTGCTTCCAGTGCTATCCGGTGTTGTTGCTCGGAAATGTCCTTGCAGGCATCAAACCTTTCGCCTTGGGGTCTGCCGGGCGCTTTGGCTTCTGTCTGGTAATCCTCCATCAGTTCAGGCAATGCCCTTTCATTGATGCGGAAGGCAAACGGCTCGAAGTCCATCGCACGGATGTGCATGGCGGAAACCTTGCTGATGTCCCCGTTACTTTTGTCCTTTTCAACGAGCAGTACGGTTTCAGCCTTGTTGTTCAGTTCCGTGCCGATATGTCCCCTTGCGTTCTCATCCCCCTTGTTCTGGTGGAGTATCGTGTGGATATGTATCTGCCTGTCGTCCGTCCACTGCATCAGTTTCGATATGATGCGTGTCGATTCGCTGGGGCTGTTGATGTCATACACCATGTCACGGATACCGTCTATCACCACCATACCGAGGTTCGGTGTATGGTAGATTGCCTGTTCGACAATCCTTATGCGTTGCTCCGGCGTATATTTCCGCAGGGCAAGGAACTCAAGGTTCTCGTTGTCCCTGTCATCGGGCAGCCCTGCCATGCGCATGATGCGTTCCATCACATTCAGGCAGTGGTGGGGGCTTTGCTCCGTATCGACATACAGCACTTTCCGCTTGGCTTCGGGAAGTTCAGCCGCATACCTGAGCACCGTGCCGTTCTTCAAAGCCGCAGCCACGATAGCCGACACATTGAATGTCTTCTTGCTTTTGGCTTTGCCGATGGATGCACTGAAATTTCCCAACGTGCCGATTACAGAACCTTTCACGCTGAGGATTTCTGGCGCTTTCTCGTATTTTCCCGACAGGCTCAACCGTGAGGCTTGCCAGAGGATTACCGCCTGTTCGTCCGATATTTCCCGGATGTCTTTCATATAGTCCATAGCAATTCCTCCCGTTACTTGCGTCCGCCTGTTTTCTTCCCTGCCAGTTCAAGGGCAAGTTCCGCATCCACGATAATCTTGCGCCCTATCTGGGTGATAGCCTTGTCTATTTTTCCGCTTTTCTTTATGCGGTTGGCGGTGGGCAGGCTGCATCCGAACAGTCTGGCTATGCCGGGTATTCCGTACACATACTTTCTGTTTGTGTCCGTTACGGGCTGTGGCTGCGCTTCCGTCTGAACGGAAGCGTGTCTGCTTAACATTATGAACTCTTCACCCGTCATCTGCCAGACGGGTTTGGATAATAATTCTTGTAGATTTTGCATAGTTCTACTTTTTTGATTCAACAATCAGCCCTGCGCACTGGCTGTTATTTCTGTTCTCGAACGGTGCAAAATTAGGTAGGGTTATGGGTGGTAAGGATGGGGACGGTATAATCCGAGCATCGCTGTATCTTATTGAATATCAGAAAATAAAAATACCACTCAAAAATTAATTTGAGTGGTAAAAGTGGAACTTTCGTAAAATATCAGGATATGTCACCGATTATCTGAATATATGCTCCATTTCTTTGGCGAATTTCTGGTTGCTGTCACTGGGGAAATCAGAAACTGGCTCCTTGTACTTGGACTTGTAGTAGCTGTCATCAATATCCAGCAGTTTCAGTATCCCGGCTTTCCATTTGTCCTTGTCCTGTTTGGAGAGTTTTTCGCTCATGAGGAATATCAGATAACATACACGTATCTTCTCTCTCGGTTTAATTCTCAACTTGCAGTTGCAGGGGTGCAAGTTCATATTGGCATAAAAATCCGGTGCGGAAATTTCATCGAACTGTTCTCCAACACATACCTCATGAATGAGCGAAAGCAATTTCATGCTGAAATACTCTTGTTGTTCATCCGCCGTTTCCTGCTGACTGATTGGCTTGCTCGGCTCGTCCTGTCGTTTCCCGTCAGGAATGTATTTCTTCAATATATCCAGAAAAAGGCAACTTTGACGGTACATGTCCTCACAACGGTTCTTCATATATTGGAATGCCTCTTTCCTTGCTGCCTTTTGCTGGTCATAGAGTTCATTCAGTTTGGCTCTTTCCTTGTCATATTCAGCCTTGCAGCGTTCATATTCTTTTTCAGCCTGTTTTTCCTCTTCGGCAGTATGTTCCCTGTAGCCAATGGAATCATACCTGTTGTTGGCTTCATTCAGCGGCTTGCTTAGGCTCCTTGTTACATCCTGTTGGGCTTCAATTTCAAGGGAATACCTTTCCATGTGTTGATAGCAAGCACGCTCTACGGCACTATCACTTATGGGGTGTGTTTCATAAGCCTGTATGCTCTTTTCTATTTCGGTTTTCAGGCTGTTGAGTATCAAGGTGTATTGTTCTTTTTGCCTGTCAAGCACCAGTTCAAGGATGGCGGCTTCAAAAGACTTCATGTCATTGTATTCCTGACAGAAATCGGAAATGAATTTTTGCCTGTCAAAAGAGAAAACTCTATTGTCTATATAGTCCCTATATATTCTGTTGAGTTCCCCGTATCGGGGAATCATCGTCTGTATATTGTCTGCCATAGGTGTCCTACTTTTGTCTGTTCCTTTCATTGTCAAGAAGCATCGTCAGTTCTTCTTCCACCTGTTCTATACTCGGCAGTGCCGATTTCAGGTTTTCCGGCACAGCCTTGCTAAGCTGATAATCGCTGATGCCGATAGGTTGGTCATAGCCGGTCAGCGCATATTGTGCGACAATCTCATCCTTACCCTTGCACAACAGCAGCCCGATGGTCTTGTTGTCGTTCTCTCCCCTCAGCTTGTCATCCACTACATTGATGTAGAAGTTCAACTGTCCTGCATATTCCGGCTTGAACGGGGTCGCTTTCAGTTCCACGACCACATAGGCATGGAGTTTTATGTTATACAGGATTAGGTCGGCATAGAAATCGCTGTCGCCAATCTGGAAATGTTTCTGCCTTGCGACAAAGGCGAATCCGTTGCCCATTTCCAAAAGATAACGGGTGACATGCTTCACCAACTGTTCTTCTATGTCCCTTTCGTCCGCACGTTCTTTGGCTCCCGCCAAGTCAAAGATATACGGGTCTTTCAACAGGTAATTGGCAAGGTCGCTTTGCGGTGCGGGAAGCGTGGCGGTAAAATTATTGATTTTGCGGCTGTTGATTTGCCGTTCAAACAATTTGCTTTCAATCTGCATTTTAAGAACATTGCTGCTCCAGCCCATTTCCACGGATTGCTTCATATACCAGTAATCGACACCTAACGGAAGGGAACTGTTCAGCAGAATCACATGGCTTGCCCAATTGATTCTTGCAACAGGTGATGCTAGGAACAGTTTTTCCATGTCCTCAATCGGCATCCGGTAAACGACGGCTACTGTCTGGGTTACATCCTGAATTTGCGCAAGAGGTTCTTGCACAATTGCAACTTCCTTGTTGTCTGAGGATTGTATTTGCGCAAGAGGTTCTTGCGTAAATGGCACATTGTTCAGGCTTTGGATTTCATCCGTGATTTTCCGCACACTTGGAGTAATCAATTTCGCATCGGTTTCGATGAAACTCCGTAATACGGTCAATGGATATGAACGTGCGAACTGGCACATATAAGCCAAGTTCCTGACCGAATATCCTTTCTTTTCGGGATAATTGAACCGTATCGCCTGCGCCAGTTTCTTGATGACCTTGCCGCCCCAGCCTTGTCGGTTCTGGTGGTACAATATGTAGTTGCCCATCTTCCAGTAATGGAACAGCATCTGCGCATTGGCGGCACTAATGAGCCGGACTTGCGCCTGCTCTATTTCTGACCCAATGGCATTGACAAAAGCCTCGAAACTCCTTTTCTCTATATTGTTATCGTTGTTGCTCATTGTTATATGTATTGAAAGTTACAAAGATAAGCCCAATAACAGGCATCCCGTGAAACTTGCTGATTGTTTTTATAGTTGGTTGAATTTGTTCATCGCACTGGCTTTCACATCATCGGCAATGTCGATGTAGGGTTTCATAGCCTTGTAGTCGCTATGTCCCGTCCATTTCATCACTACCTGTGCCGGAATACCGAGAGCCAGAGCGTTACAGATGAAAGTCCTTCTCCCGGCATGGGTACCCAGCAATGCGTATTTGGGTGTAATGGTGTCTATACGGCTGCTTCCTTTGTAGTAGGTTTCACTTACAGGTTCGTTGATTTCGGCAAGTTCGCCCAGTTCCTTCAAATAGTCATTCATCTTTTGGTTGCTTATGACAGGGAGAGCCTTGTGCCCCTCAAATTCCACACCCTTGTATTTGTCGAGTATTGCCTTGCTGTGGTTGTTAAGTTCGATGATGAGCCTTTCGGCGGTCTTTACGGTAGTAATTTCTATATATCCGTCCCTGATGTCGCTTTTCTTCAGATTATGCACATCCGAATACCGGAGTCCGGTAAAGCAACAGAACAGAAAGACATCCCTCACCCGTTCAAGGTATTGCTTTGTGTCGGGTATCTGATAATTTTTGAGTTTGTTCAGTTCTTCCCAAGTGAGGAATATCACCTTTTTCGGTGTGCTTCGTAATTTGGGGTTGAAATCTTCATAGGCATTGTTCATGCAATACCCTTTCTTGGTACACCAGCGCAGGAACCATTTCAGATAAGCAACCTGTTTCATGATGGACGTGTTCCGCATATCTTCGGTGTCTTTCAGGAAATTCACATACTTTGTTAGCTTGGGTTCGTCCAACGATTCAAAAGTCAGTCCCTTGTCAAACTTTTCAAGATGTTTCCTTACTGCGGCAAATTTCTCATAGGTGGCATCAGACCAACCGTTTTGCGTGCCGCACTCCTTAATGAACTCATCAAATACCTCCAACGGAAGAAACACCACCGGGGCTTCCTCCTCTTCCTTTTTCCCATCGTGCAATCTGTTGAACGCATCCTTTACCTGTTCGGTAGTGGGCATGAATCCCTGCACCTCGAACTCCTTGAAGATATTCTGTATTTCGGTGTAGTATTTCAGCAAGTCCGCATTGATTTCCGATGCGCTTTGCTTCAGCTTGTTGGTGCATCCGTTCTTTACCCGCTGCTTGTCGGCATCCCATTTGGCGACATCAATGCGGTAGCCCGTTGTGAACTCAATGCGGTGGCTGGCGAAAACCACACGCATACGGATAGGGACATTCTCCACGATTGGCACTCCGTTCTTCTTCCGGCTTTCCAATGAAAAGATGATGTTTCGTTTGATATTCATAATTGGGTGCGTTTGAAATTCAACACCCAAATATACACCCAATAATTGAAATAGCAAAAGGTATTTAATGATATTTAGTAATATAGCCGATTTATAATAACTTGATTATTATCAGTATATTGCAGTTTTATGAGATTTCTTGATTGTGTAAGTTAAAGTCCCGTACGCACCGCAAACTTACAAAGCAAAATTAGGAAAAGCTCTGATTCACAACAGAATCAGGGCTTTTTTCGTTGTATGCTCGGCATGAGTATTAGCTAACGGGTGCAAGTCCCTAATGAGCCCTAATAGCGGGAATCATACAGCCCAAAGCAAGGGTGTCCATCGCGAGTTGGAATCTGAAAGAAGCTTGCGGCAAACATCTGGTCTGACGGACAGAAACTTCATATAAGGCATAAGACTGTGGGTAAGGTTGCATCACAAATCAAAGCCCTATAGCTATTCGGAACAGTCAATGTAAATGAAGCAGACATAAGATGGAAAGTTAATACCCTTATCCGAGGAGGTCTCACGGACGCATGATAATAGTGAAAAAGAAATCGAAATCAGCGGAGTAAAGCTTGTCGTGAGAAGTCAGCAGATGTCATAGTAGCAAACGTGTCGAAGAGTTTGTGAAGGACTGAACCTAATAATTAAACGATAGTAATTGAAACATACCTAATGAGAGAACGAATGCAGAAAACATTATCTAAAGTTAATGGCTGCCCTCAAAGAGACAGGTCGGAAACCGAATGGTATGGGGGAGTGCAGACTTTCATGTGGATGTGTGAAGACAACATCGTGGAAGTACCATTCGACAATGAACACCTTTTCGAGCAAATCCTGAGTCCTGCCAATCTTAATCGAGCCTATAAGGCAGTGATTGGTAACAAGGGCTGTGGCGGTATCGACAAGATGTCATGTGAACAATTGTTCTCGTGGCTATCAGCCAATAAAGATTCGCTCATCCGTTCCTTGATGGACGGTTCTTACCGTCCGAACCCCGTCAAAAGGGTAGAAATCCCGAAGGACAATGGCAATATGCGCCTTTTAGGAATCCCCACCGTGGTAGACCGTATGGTGCAACAAGCCATTAACCAGGTTCTGACCCCTATCTATGAGTGCCAATTCTCGAGGAGAAGCTACGGCTTCCGTCCAAGAAGAGGTTGTCATGACGCACTGCGAGGGGCGCAAGAAATAATCAATGCAGGCTACATATATGTAGTAGACCTTGACCTCGAGCGCTTCTTCGATACCGTGAATCATAGCAAACTCATAGAAATCCTCAGCCGTACTATTAAAGACGGCAGAGTTGTCAGTCTAATACACAAATATCTCCGAAGCGGTGTAATGAACAAAGGTCTGTTCGAAGCGAGCGAGGAAGGAACTCCCCAAGGAGGACCACTAAGTCCTTTGTTGAGTAATATTATGCTTAATGAGTTGGACAAGGAACTCGAACGCAGAGGGCTTCCTTTTGTCCGCTATGCCGATGACTCGATGATATTCTGCAAGTCCAAAAGGGCGGCAAGAAGAGTCAAGGAGTCCATAACCCGATATATAGAGGGAACTTTATATCTCAAAGTCAACAAGGAAAAGACTGTAGTGTCGTATGTCCAAGGAGTTAAGTATCTCGGTTACTCCTTTTATGTAATGAAAGGCAAATGCCGCCTCACAGTACATCCGAAGTCCAAATCCAAGATGAAATCAAGACTCAAAGAACTGACGAATCGTAACAACGGATGGGGATACGCTAAGAGGAAGCAGAAGCTGAAAGAATACATACGTGGATGGATTGGATACTATCATCTTGCCGATATGAAACGTTTTCTTCTTGATATAGATGAGTGGTTAAGACGGAGAATACGTATGTGTATATGGAAAGCTTGGAAGAAACCCAAGACCAAGGTAGCAAACCTCATTAAATGTGGCATTGGAAAATACAAGGCATGGGAATGGGGTAACACCCGCAAAGGTTATTGGCGTATTGCTGACAGTCCTATATTGAAGGTGGCGATAAATAAGGAGAGCCTACGAAAGGCAGGATATCCTACCTTAATGGGCTCGTATCTCGAATGGTACCCAAAATAGGAACCGCCGTATGCCGAACGGCACGTACGGTGGTGTGAGAGGTCGGTAAACATGAAAATAGGAGATAAACACCTATGATTAGTGTTTACCTCCTACTCGATTCCGGGCGGAAGCAGAATATAGCGTTTCTACGAAGTTTGTCAGGTGCAAATTCAGGGTCCTTTTTTAGGGACAATAAAAAAGCACCTGAAATGTATAATACTTCATTGATTATCATGTTTTTACGTAGGATTTTCCTGTTCCTCATTTTCTAATTTTACAACGTAAATAAAGTGGTATGAAACAGGAATCAATGAAAGTTCTGTTCTTTATCCGTAAGAGCAGACTAAAGAAAAACGGCGAGGCACCGATTTTTCTGCGGGTGACAATTAACGGACAATTGGATGAAGTTCGGATTCAACGTTCTGTTCCGTTGAAGTTATGGGACAATGTGAAGGAACGCAGCAAAGGAAAAGACCGGAGTTCAACGGAACTGAACAGCTATATCGAGGCATTAAAAGTAAGGCTGTATCAGATTCACAAGGAACTTCTCTGTCGGGAAGCCCTGATTACCCCAAAGAATCTTCTGATAAAGTTATTCTCTAAAGAGGAACGGCATCTGGTTTTGCAGACTATGCGGAAATGTATCGATGACTGGATTTCCCTGATCGGTACGGAGTACCAGCCCTCCACCATTTCACGTTATAACAACTGTTATGAATCGTTGCAGACGGTCATTAAGAATTTCTACAGGAAAGAGGATATTACATTCCATGAACTGAATGGGGAATTCATCGACCGGTTTGAGATGCATCTGAGGACGGTACGCAAGCTTTCCCAGAATACCCTGACCAAGTATATGAGCTGTTTCCGCAAATTTCTCGGACTGGCCCGGGAAAACGGATGGCTGGAGCAGGATCCGTTGGTCGGAAAACGCAAGCGTCTGTTCCGGAAAGAGGAGACGTGTCCTACGTTCCTGACCTTGGAGGAACTGAAACGGATTATGGAGAAGGACTTTTCCACGACACGTCTGAACACCGTGAAGGATTTTTTCCTGTTCTGTTGTCTGACCGGCCTGTCGTATATTGATGTAAAGACCTTGTGTCCGGCACATCTTTACAAGGACAATGAGGGGAAATTGTGGATACACAAGGCTCGCGTAAAGATTACTACTCATAAGGAAAGCTGTACCTGCAATGTCCCGCTTCTGGAACCCGCACTTGTCATTCTGGAGAAATACAAGGACTGGAATCCGGAAAATCCTGAAGGTCCCTGTTTCCCGATTCCGTCGAATCAGAAGATGAACGAGTTCCTGAAAGAGATAGCCACCATATGCCGGGTAAACAAGCGGCTGACCGTTCATGTGGCCAGACACACGTTCGCGACGACTGTTACCCTTGCCAACGATGTCGCCCTACAGAATGTGTCAAAAATGCTCGGCCATTCTTCAACCCGCATGACACAGCATTATGCCCGTGTGCTGGACAACAGTATCATGAAGGACATGCAGGATGTCGCCCGGGTCTTCGGATAATCAGAAAAGGCTATACTTCACAACGCACAGTGAGGTATAGCCTTTTACATAATGAAGAATTGTTTGCTTGTATGGATTGGCCTCGCTTTTGTCGGGATTATCTCTTCTTCCCTTTTTCAATCAGTCTGATAACATCCTGTCTCCGATAATAGGTTTTCCGGTCAATCTGGGAGAAGGGCAAGGTACCGTTGCTTCTCAGGGCCTGCAATGTTCTCTGCGATATGTTCAGTGCCATGCATACTTCCTGATTGTCCATCCAGTCATCCAGACTTTTTGAGGTTTTCCTGCCTTTGAGGTTTTCCAGTTTTTCTTTCAGCAGTCGGATGGATGTTATCATTTCTTTGAAAGTACCGGCTTCAATGTTTACGATTTCCATAAAGTGTAGTTGTTTGGTTTGAGGCAAATATAGACGGTATGGCCTGGCTGGCCAATACCATGTCATCAGATGGCAGCACAAGTCATCAGATGTCTCATGTTTTCTGTTACAGGAACCGGTCTTTCAGAAATATCCGATTGTTGAATCTAGGGAGTACAGCCATATTCAGGAAAGGCATGTATCATACTTCGTTATATTGCGTAATTTTGCATAGTGCTGTATTTCAGTGTATTTACTAAGTTTGTACCAAAACAGAACGTATGAAAGGCAACACACTGAATGTAATGTTCTTTATCTTGAAGAACAAGTTGTTGAAGAACGGTGAAGCACCGGTCGTTCTTCGGGTGACAATCAATGGACAGCGGGATGAAATCCGTATCCAGCGCTCTATACCGGTGGAGTTATGGGACAATGCGAAGATGCGTAGCAAGGGAAGGGGGCGGAGTTCGGCAGAGCTGAACATGTATCTTGAGACACTGAGGGACAGAATATATGTCATCCATAAGAATTCCGTGTATGATGGGGAAAGACTGACTCCGAAGAAAATCCTAGATATTTTGTATGCCAGGGAAGGACGGCATCTGGTTCTGAAGGCCATGAAGGAATGTATAGACGGATGGGCGGCTTCTCCCGGGGATTTACATCCTGCCACCCTGGCACGTTACAACAGGTGCCACGGATTGGTGGAGACAGTCATACGGGATGTTTACAATAAGGAGGACGTCGCATTCTCCGAACTGGACAGGAAGTTCATCACGGCATTTGAAAGGTATCTGAAGGAAGCCTGTGGGCTGGCCCGGAATACGGCGGCTAAATATCTGGAGTGTTTCCGTAAGGTTCTCAAGGTGGCTCAGCAGAAGGGCTGGATGGAACATGGCAAGTTTTTGGAAGAACTGGGAGAGTTGTGTGTAAAGGAGGAGACTTACCCTTCTTTTCTGGACTGGGATGAACTGAGAACAGTGATGGAAACGGATATGCCAGCCGGACGTTTGGAACGGGTGAAGGATGTGTTCGTCTTCTGCGCTCTCACCGGACTTTCCTATCAGGGGATAAGCACCCTTTGTCCGTCGCACCTGTTCAGGGATGACGAAGGAACACTGTGGATTTGCAGGACACGTGCTGAAGGAGGGGAGGCTGGAGACAACTGTATAAGCCGTGTTCCTCTTCTTAAACCGGCAATGGTCCTGCTGGAGAAATACAGAGGCTGGAATCCGATGAATCCGGAAGGTCTGTGTTTTCCTGTCCCGTCAGTCCAGAAAATGAATGAATACCTGAAAGAGGTTTCGGTACTATGTCGGATTTCCAAGCGTCTGACCACCCAGATGGCCCGCAATACGTTCGCTGCGACAGTCACCCTGACCAACCGGATTCCCAAAGAACACGTCAGGGAAATGCTCGGCTATTCTTCCGACTATATGTTGCGCCATTATATGCAGGCTCAGGAGAGAAATTCCTGAAAAACATGAAGCGGACATACGCAATACCCTGATAAAAAGTGAAAGGCTATACTCCAATGGATGTGGTGGTATAGCCTTTCCCATAAACGGAACTGGATGTGAGAACGCTTCTTTTCGATTCAGCTCAAGCAGACATAATTGACAAGAATGAGTACCACTAAGACGCGGTTTGTACTGAAATAATGATCCTTTTGGCAAGCCCTGAACCTATAGAAGCAAAAACTAACCAGTAGCATCACCGTCAGAACATTCGGTTCAATATGCCTGTCTAATGTGAATATTAGATATAGTCTGGGTACTCAAATCAGGCTTCTAACCAGCCAGTGAGTGATTTGCTGATGCTCACACATCATCTAGCAGTCGATATAAACCCAAATAGCAGTATACCCGTTTATATGAAGCCATTTGGTAGCGAAAATCCGAACAGCTCTACACATTCATCTAGCTTCATGACTTTTGTAGATAAGACCTGATATCATCATAGAATTCCGAATCAAAAGGTTGAAGGTTAGAATAAAAGAATCTGACTTTAATATCCGATTTGATGAGGTTCGAATTTACAGAGTTAAGATAATACTTCAGTTCAGCCAGTTCTGCAAACAACCATTCATGTTTTTTTTGTATCCAGATACATAAGAAAGGGCATTTCTTACCTGTTCCGTCAATTCGGACCAAGTCCGAATTACACCTTCTGTTGTCTTTAAATAATTCATATTGGATACACTCCTGCTGTGTGCCTTCTTTTTTTAGAGGATTGCTGCTGCTGTTACATAGTCCTTTAGTGGCACGGATATTCAAGCAAGGTTCTTCATTTACAGCCATCGCAGCCATAATTTCAGTATTCAAGAAGATGTCCACATAAATATTTTCCTCAATCGGGTGTTCGTCCAATGGAACACCTTTTATCGGATTAAACTCGACATCCAATTTATATCCGTCCGATATGAGATGCGAAATCCAGTGAAACCGGGAAAGAAGGCTCATTTGAGACCGGTTCTGCTTCAGAAGATAGTAGTCTATTCTATCATTTGCCAGATCCAACAAGTCAGCCATACGTATAAGAATCATCATATATTTAATACTGACCAACTCTTCCTTTGCCTCAGACTTCAGGCTATACACGTGTATGCTATCCCAACCATGACTTTCTGAAACTTTTGCAATCGTATCAGCTTCAACTTCTGAAAGATGAGACAAGATTCCTTTCTGCCAACTTCGGATGTATTTAGCGCTGTCTTGCGGATGGGTACTTCTGACCTTGTTCTCAAAAAAATTGAAAACCTTCTGAAAAGCTTCTACTTGCAATCTACCGATTTTTTTCCGTAATTGAAATATTTCTGCTAGAGAAAAATGGCCTTCTTTAAAAGTCCTAGTGACATCATTCTCTATCTTTAACATTTCATCCATCCATTGACTGATTAACACTTCTGAATCCGGATTTGATTCATTGAAAGACGCTATATTCGGATGAATCACCATACTGATGTCATGCAGATAACAAGCCTGGAATAACAAGAAATAATCCGTTGATTTTATGTTTAAAAAATCAATGTTGTTGACCATTCTCACCACATTCTTAATCAGATTAATGGCATGCTCATGGTTGTGAAGCGTGTAAGCGTTCAGAAACTTAGAACCATTATGCCACAAACTTTTCACAAGCCGATGCGTCTGGATGAGCCGGTCTATTTTCATCGGATCTTGTACTCGTTGCCTGAAAATAGTCAAAGCTTCTAAGATACCCACGTCAATTTCCATCTTTTCATTCACGTCCTTATAATCTAAGTGCTGTAGGAAGTGAAAGAAATCCTCACAGTTGCATTTTCGATTCCTTAGAATGGATAAAATACGTAATTCATAATATTTTACCGGTTTCAAATCCGTATGTAAGATAGTCAGGCTATCTTCAACCCTGATCCTGCAAGCCAGCGAAAAACAGCAGTTAAGTATTTTCCGTTTGAACTCCGAGGAATTGTTAAAGATAAAATCCACCCAATCAGGTAATTCAATCCAATATTCATTCTTTTCTTCTTTCTTCCTTTCCTCCTTATCTCCTGAAAGGAATGTTTGTTTCCCCCAAAAACCTTTTTCGTTTACAGTACGGTTCTGATAGATTGCATCCAAGAACACCTCTATATTTTGAAAAGGGAAAGTGAGTAAAAGTAATTGCTTTAAGGAAGCATAGCTATCTGTTTGTTGCAGAAAATGGGTTTGTTCCAATAATTCCGTAGTCTTATAGTAATACAGCGCTTTAAAATTGCGCTCATTCGGACAGTTATAGCTTGCCAATATCTTATCAAATGATTGGATATTATGACAGAACTCCTTTAAATCATCGAAAGTCATTGCCTTGGCAAACATTCCTATTTCAGCCTGGAAGATTTCTTCCTCAAATTTATTAAAAATTTCTTTGACTGCTTTATCCCGATTTTCATTTGTTTCCATTCCCAATGTTGTGATATGGAAATGATCATAGAACTCTGCTTTCATGGACTCATCAAACTGGCCATTGATGATAAGCTTCAATCTCCGTTGCCGATAAATGAAATATTTCAAGTATCTGGATAGCCATTTTATTCGGGTTTCCCCCCATTGCTTTTTATTAGGGTCCTTTTCCTGTTCTTCTTTTACCTTTAAAAGTTGGTTTTCTACTACCGTTTGGAGTGCATTAAGTTTCTTCAGGGATACATGTTCATCTACTTCATCAATATTTCCATATATCCAACCTCCCATCGAGACAGGTCGTTGTACCAGGAAAAGTCCTTCCATTCCGTTGAATGCCTCTTCAATGGTACAGATCGTACTTTTCTTGTCTTCATGAAATTTTATTTGGTAGTCAATTTTTTTCTGAAAATCCAAGTAAACTTGACTCAACTCCGGCTGGTTGTCACATTTGGCCGGTGATTCCTTGATAATATTGTTCAGCTTGGTTATAAGAGTTTCAAAATTCCTTTGGTCAATCTCTTTGGCAAAGATAACCGAATCGTCTACATAAAAATAAGCATCCGCTTGTTTCAACTCTTCGGTTGATGCCATTTTATCCGCAATGTCAATCATACATAGATTCCCGAAGAAATAAGATTGAGGCAATCCCTGAGCAATTCCTCTGTTCATGAAAACCTCCTTAAAAGACGTCGTGTCCGTATTCGGATAATAAACATCCATCCACCCCCTCAGAGAATCTTCCTGAATCTTGAAATAGAGCAGTTTCACAATGGCCTTCTTCAAGGTTTTCAAGTCATCCTTATCGGGATATTTAGGAACTAACAGATTCAGGATGAAATTATACATCCTGGCCGGGTCTATGGAAGGAAAGAAATCTGCCAAATCAAAGTTGATTACCGTATCATATTCCCGCGTCTTCAAATATTCCCGGCTCTTGTCTTGGATAATTTTAGAATATTGCCGATACTTTTCTGTCCAATTCATAAAAAGACTATCTACACTTTCACTCGGCATATTACCAAAAAAATTATGTGGAATCATCCTTGAAAGCTCCGACTTGTTCCGCACGCCTTTACTGTCATCAAACATCAGTGGGATCAGCAAGGCGGCCATGCAGATTTGATCAATCAGACTTGCAGTATGTAATGGTCTGTAAGTAACTAACTGTTTGCCGTTTTCATCTTTCAGTTTCTTTATCTTATAGTATACTGAAACGGTAAAGAAATCATCATTTTCTTCGTTCAGTATCTTCTCAAGTTTCTTCTGGCATTTCTCTATAACATCCTTGATTGTGCCGTCAAAGTCAAATTTATCCTTCAGCTGATAATAGCACTTCAGATCCTCTACCGATAGAAGATTTCGTTCACAGATGTAGGAATCCAGTGCATAAATAGCCTTGTAAATGTTCCTTCGGTGCGTGATAGTATCAAATAGACTCATGTCAATTCTGTTTTAATGTTGCATTATATTTCTTTTCTAATGATTCAACGAGGTTGTTAAACCTATTAACAGCTTGGTATAAACCACTTTCTTTGCCTTTCCCGTCACCTTGACCAGATACCATAAGCTGAGTTTTTTGGTTATTTCTTTCACACAAGTACAGACCAAAATGATAGTGATAGTTTCCTGTTCGTTTTTTAAAAATGGTATTGAAACTGTCTAGATTGATAGAGGCACTGATGATGGTATCTTTACATAAGAATAAGCGTAAAATACCATCAAATTCTAGTTCTACACATTGTTCCGTTATAAAGCCCTGTAGAGCGGTTACGTCTCTCACTACCTGATCCAGAAAGCTACACCAACCATTCAGAATCTGATCAAAAAAATCTATCTGCTGCTCAAAAAATCCAAAGTTATAATGGAAATTCTTATTGGCCGTAATGAAAAAGTGCAGTCCTGTCATGTAGTCGAAGTTCGCATTTTTCCTCATCGAAATCTGTTCTTCCAGCATTGGATCAAAAAGCATCAGTGAAAACAATTCTTTCTGAGCTAGATACCGGGATTCATATTTGGTATATCCCTTTTCGTCTTGTGGATTTCCATTGGCTTGGGGCTCATCCTCAGCTGGAGCCTGTTCTAGCTCGATAAAGCTGATTTCAATGAGCCGGCTCAGCATCTCTCTGGAAAACTCTTTGAGTGAAGGCTGAATGACGTTTCTTTCTAAATTATCTTTTTCCATCGCCTTTTATTTTTTTAAGTATAGATAATATGCAGAATAATCCTTGAACAGCGCAGGAATCGTTGCACATTTCAGACGGCATCCGTATCTAAGCAGGCTACGGTGCAAATGATAGAAAGCACTTACTCCTGCTTTATCATTATCATGGACCATCACCAAATCAAATCCAGATAATTTATCTAGTTCCGTTTCCGGAATAGTCGTTGCACTTTGAATGGCAACAGCAGGATATCCTGCCGATAGCATAGCCAGACAGTCAGTAATTCCCTCCATTATATATAATTTGCTTCCTTCTTGCAACTTAGCTAGTAAAACCATATTGTAAAGCTGTTTACGTGAATTGCACAGCATTTTGAACCGAGGTATATTTTCGTTTGTGCCCAAGTAGCGAGATTGTAAAGCCACCAGTTTGCCTGTTCTGTCAAAATACGGTATCAGTAACGAAGGAATATTGATGGTTAATTGTATCTTGTTGTTGTCTCTTCTTAACATTTTACATTTAATTAAACGCTCTTCACCAAAGGTATTCATTAGAATCTCTTTCATTTCTGTCGAATCTTCTACCGATTTGATTTTCATCTTTTCCACCACTTGGGCCGACAGTTTCCTTTCCGTAAAAAGAAACTCCTTTCCTTTGGCTTCCAAATCAGCTAGGTTTATGATGGCCGAAGCCACGTCACCATCAAAATCAGGCCTACTTTCTTCCCTGTCGATAACAAGAGTTCTTCTGTGTCTGAGTTTAGGTCTCTTTTTTGTGTTTTTCAGGTTAGTTGAAGGCATGTAAATATGGTATTGTTCGCAAAGCCACGTACACGCTTCTACAAACGAAAGATTACATTTTTCTTCCACCAGAGAGATAGCATCCCCACCTTTATCGCAAGCAAAACATTTCCATAAATTGTTCTTAAAGGCAAGGCTGGGCCTTTTGTCCTGATGCATAAAGCAATGAGCCTGATGCATATTGACTTCCAATCCTAGTCTTCTAGCCACATCCTCACAATTCAGTTCGTGCAGTTTTTTTATTGTTTCAGAAGAAATCATAGAAACTTTTTGATTTTAAAATTATCTAGATATTTATCATTTTTTTTCTTTAAATTGAGACATTCTTTCAGCGTGGACTTTTTTAGTTAATCACACATAACTCTTTATTTGATAATTTCTATATTTAACGTAAGTTCGATATAAACGAATAAATATTTCATTGAAAATTAGAAATAAAACAACAAAAAGTGTTAAATCTATAGTACTCAATTATAACATTTAAACGATTACTGTTATGTTCTCAGAATTTAAAATTACAGAATTTTTTTGTATGGCCGATAATTTTGCAAGGAATTTGTATTGCAGTAGGGAAAATATATGATTGAAGACAAGAGGGCTAGGCATCATACCAAGAATACAGAGACTTATGGAGAAAATGAAAATGGCCATTAGGGTGGTCGCAATCCCCATATTATATAAGCAAAGTCGCATTCTCCATTCTACGAGAAACCTGTTATATAGCATGCTAAACAATTCATAATTTATGGATTGTGCAATAGATTCAGGTTGTGTACCCTATTGTGAAGCATGAACTGTTTCAGATTGGGCCTCTATTTCAGATTTTGGTTCTGTGCTATTGTTCATGATTTATTGATATTTGTAGGTAGCTTATATTTTAACATTATCTATCCCCTCCGGTTATTCAGGTACTATTACACCATCTTCTTGAAGCTGCAGGGAAGTGTTTCATAAAGTGTGTCCGAGGTAAATTTACCCTAGGAGTGATGTACAAATTTAATTTTTTATCTTGTATCAAAATCGTTGATTTTGTGATGATGCCGGACGAAAAAATGGGCTTTGTTGAGGAGTGGTGCGTTAGCAATATAAAGGTGTCTGGGAGTCGTTATGCAAGTGTGTTTTTTACTACTTAGCAGACACACTTTGGGGAGCAATATCCAATCGCAAAATTACAACTAGACTATATAAAGTAAGAATTAACTGAAGTACATCTTGAGTACATATTATAACAACATGAGGGTGCATCAAAATGTACATTTTGAAGTGCACCCTCTTTCCCATAAATAGAACTGGATGTCAGAACGCTTCTTTCCGGTTCTTTTCCAGCAGTCGTACGATATCGCTTTCCCGGTATAGGATTTTTCCTCCTATCTGGTAATAAGGCAATATGCCGTAGCGTCTGTAGTCCAGCAGCGTACGCTTGCTCAGCATGAGTTTTCCGGCCAGTTCCGTATCTGTCAGGTAGTTTTCCCCGTCCAATAAGTGCCGATTGTCCGCCTGCAAATGGTCTATGAGGTCCGATATCCTTTTCATTTCATCGAAGAAATGAAGCACTTCCTTGTCTGATTTGGTAATGATTGTTCCCATAAAATGTTCTTTTTGGTTTGAAACAAAGATATCCGCATTCTCATGCCGCTGCAAACCGCCGGAGCTTGTTGTCATCAGATTTCATTAAATGTCATCAGATTTCATCGGACCGGATTCCGACTTCCAGTCCTTCAGCTTGTTCTTTAATACCTTCATGTCCTCCGTGACTTTCCTGTACGTGATTCTGGCATAGGCTTGTGTGACCTTCAGATTGGTATGTCCGAGCATTTTGGAAAGCGTTTCTATCGGAAGCCCGTTTTCCAGACAGACAGTCACGGCAAACGTGTGCCTGCCACAATGGAACAGAACCCACAAAGCAGCCGTCAGCAAACAAGTGACGATAAAACGCAACCCGTTTGAAATGAGCGGTTTCGCATTATTCTTCCAGATGCCGGAAACGCAACGGAGTGCGGAATGGTGAGGCATTTCAGTTACCAAGTCGTTAGCCGTCTGTTACCGAAGCAGGGACAGGTAACGCACGGAAAATGAAATTGTTGTGCGCCCGTGCCGATTGCGCCGATACGCACCGTTCTGCAAATCGATGGACGCTTACTCATAAGTTAATTTTGCAACAAAAACAGTAAGCGTATGAAAGTTGAAAAATTCAAGGTGCTGCTCTACCTGAAAAAGAGCGGAACGGACAAGTCGGGCAAAGCCCCGATAATGGGTCGCATCACGGTGAACCGCACGATGGCGCAGTTCGGATGCAAGCTGTCGTGCAAACCGGAGTTGTGGAACGCGAGGGAAAGCCGTCTGGACGGCAAAAGCCGCGAGGCAGTGGAAACCAATGCCAAAATAGACAAGCTGCTGCTTGCGGTCAATGCGGCGTTTGACACGCTGGTAGAGCGCGGGCAGGACTTTGACGCTACGGCGGTCAAGGACTTGTTCCAAGGCAGCATGGACACGCAGATGACCCTGCTGAGGATGACCGACCGCATCTGTGAGGACTTGAAGGCGCGTATTGGCATCGACCGTGCCAAAGGAACTTATCCCGGCTATTACTACATGAGAAGGACATTGGGCGAGTTCGTCGAGTGGCAGTTCAAGACGAAGGACATCGCTTTCGGGCAGCTTACCGAACAGTTCATACACGATTACCAGAACTTCGTAATGGACGTGAAAGGATATGCCGTGGATACGGTGCGCCACTATCTCGCCATCCTGAAAAAGGTATGCCGCATCGCCTACAAGGAGGGATATGCGGAAAGATGCCATTTTGTCAATTTCACTCTGCCGCAAAAGACGGAACGGACACCGAGGGCATTGAGTCGCGAGGACTTCGAGAAGATACGCGATGTGCAGATACCCGCATGGCGCACCACGCACATCCTCGCCCGTGACCTCTTCCTGTTCGCCTGCTATACAGGTACCGCCTATGCGGATGCGGTGAGTGTCACCCGTGAGAACCTTTACACGGATGACGAGGGGGACCTTTGGTTGAAATACCGCCGCAAGAAGAACGAGCTTCGGGCGAGCGTGAAGCTGTTGCCCGAAGCACTCGCCCTGATTGAGAAATACCGTGACGACAGCCGTCCGACGTTGTTCCCGATGATACACCACCCGAACCTCCAACGGCACATGAAATCACTTGCCGTCCTTGCAGGAGTGAGCGGGCGCTTGTGCTATCATCAGGCACGTCACTCGTTCGCCTCGCTGATTACGCTGGAAGCCGGAGTGCCGATTGAAACCATCAGCCGGATGCTGGGGCACTCTGATATAACTACCACGCAGGTCTATGCCCGTGTCACACCGAAGAAGCTCTTTGAGGACATGGACAAATACATTGAGGCGACCAAGGACTTGAAACTTGTTTTGTAAACAATTAAAATCAGTAACCCCAAAAACATTTACCATTATGCGCAGTACATTTTCCATATTACCGTATATCAACCGAAACAAGGTAAAGGCAGACGGCACGACTGCCGTCCTGTGCCGCATCACCATAGACGGCAAGAGTTCCACGATGGCGACGGGCATCTATTGCAGGCCGGAAGATTGGAACAGCAAAACGGGAACCATCCGTACCGTCCGCGAGAACAACCGCTTGCAGGAGTTCCGCAAATCCGTAGAGCTTGCCTACGATGAAATATTGAAGAAACAGAACGTGGTAAGCGCCGAACTGCTGAAAAACACATTGGCGAAAAGGGTGGTAATCCCCACCAAGCTGTTGCAGATGGGCGAAAGGGAACGCGAACGTCTGCTCGCCCGTTCAAAGGAGATAAACTCCACGTCCACCTACCGCCATTCGAGGTATTACCAGAAATACCTGAAAGAATACCTTGCCTCGTTGGGCAAGGAGGACATCGAGTTCTCCGATATCACGGAGGACTTCGGCAGTTCCTACAAGGCGTTCATGAAGCGCAACAAGAATTTCAGCGCGCAGCAAATCAACAAGTGCCTGTGCTGGCTGAGCAAGCTGGTGTACCTCGCAGTGGATTATGAGATACTCCGTGCCAACCCGTTGGAGGACATGGAATACGAAAAGAAGCCTGCACCGAAGCACAGGCACATCAGTCGTGCGGAACTGAAAACCATCCTTGAAACTCCCATGCTCGACCCGTTGCAGGAACTGGGGCGCAGGGCATTTTTGTTTTCAAGCTTTACGGGATTGGCGTATGTGGACATCATGCTGCTCCATCCGCATCATATCGGCAGGACAGCGGACGGCAGGCGTTACATCCGCATCAACCGGAAGAAGACCAACGTGGAGGCATTCATCCCCCTGCATCCGATAGCGGAACAGATACTCGACCTCTACAACACGACGGACGACACGAAGCCCGTGTTCCCGCTTCCGAGCCGTGACGAGATGTGGTTTGAGATACACGAGCTGGGCGTTGCCATCGGCAGGGAGGAAAATTTGTCCTACCATCAAAGCAGGCACTCCTTCGGAACTTTTTTGATTTCGGAGGGAATACCCATCGAAAGCATCGCCAAGATGATGGGTCACTCCGGTATAAAAACAACCCAGCGGTACGCGGAAGTTACTGACAAGAAGATTTCAAAGGACATGGACAATCTGATGGCTTTCAGACGCGCTTACGGAACAGGCGCGTCAAGGGAAAGGAAAGCAAAAGACACACTGACGGACAAGGAGGCATGACAATGGAACGGGGTATAATCGCAATTACTGAAAACGGGGCGGTCACGATGCCGACCGCTCCCGTCTGGATGACGCAGCAGGAAATGTCAGATGCGTTCAATGTGTTCGTCTGTGACATCCGCAGGGCTATCCGTGCCATCTACAAAAACAAGGAACTGTTGGAAAGCGACACCATGCGCTATATCAGACAGGATAACGGGATAAGTTACGATGTGTACAGCCTTGAAATGGTGATAGCCGTTGCTTTCCGGTTGCGGACAAAGGAATGTATGGCTTTCAGACGGTTTGTCATGGGAAAACTGTATGCCGCCAGTCGGAAAGAACCTCTATATTTGTTCTTTTCGCCAGCGGCATATCCCCGAAAGGAGTATAACTGTTAATGCAAAGGATATACGACCAGACACGATAAGGAATACGACCAGAGGGAATCAGGTCGTATTCCTTTTGTGCACAACTATGGATGCTATCTGAACGCCTCCCGGTAATTGGCGGCAAGCATCCTTTCGATGTCCGATTCCTTGTACAGAATCTTGCCTCCCAACTGGTAATAGGCAATTATGCCGTTGTTGCGGTAGTCCTGCAAAGTGCGTCGGCTCACTTTCAGTCGTGCCGACACCTCCCTGTCCGTCAGGAAGCGTTCACCGCCCAAAGTCGGACGGCTGTTTGCCACAAAATTCTCGATGCCGTCCAGCAGACGGTCAAGCGTGTCGCCGAATTGGGCGACCAGCGCATGGTTCTTGGTTATCATTTCGCTCAT